GAAAGAACTCAAGCTGAGTATGCATATGCGCATTCAAAGACAAATGCGTTAAATCAGCATTAATATCTTTCCAGTTATAACTCTGCAACTGACCGTGACGATCCATAAAATAAACACGTTGGTTTTTCCTATCAAATCGAATCTTTCTGACACTAAAGTCCATAAAGTCAAGTCTAGCAGCAATATATATTAGAAAAAACATAAGCAAAGGCACTGCTGACATGACTATTATTCCGATTAATAAAGAATACTCAGCCACACCCCAAGAATTTTTATTTAAGATATTTAAAAAAATAATAACCAATCCAGCTAACCCATACAGCATAACTGAAGTCAAAATTATTGACCAAAAGCCCAGTTCGCCCTTGTGTGCGAACCTCGCATCCGCCACTTCCAGAGACGTCGAATTTAACCCCACAACACTGACACCACCGTAAGCGGGATAATTCTTAAAGTCTTCCGCGCCTACAGGCAGCCGCATCCTATGTGTTCTGGCTTTAGCAATAAAACGCAGAAACTTATCACGTATTTTATTTTTCATGGCTTGCCCTTATGACCTAGAGCGAGTCTGTCGTGAGTATTTCTTCTCTAACTTCTTTTCGATTCTTTCTCGTGCACTATTAATGTGCTTATGGCGTACATCGTAGTATTCAATGGGTACGGTCATAAAAGTTTGCCCCCAAGGCTGCTGGGGGTTGTGGGACGCATCCACTCGAATGGGATCATTCGCCTCAGGCACACAGGCGTCCTGGACCTCTTCTGGCCAAATAAATGTCTTACCCGTGCGCATACCTATCCAACGTAAGCAGGCGGATATAAAGGTATAAGGCACCATAACAGGCAGCCAAATCCATTGAATTCTTTTGGTCATATAATTTCTCACCAGCGTTAGAAACCCAGACCAGAACGTTTCTTGACCGTCGGCTAAGTCCGCGCAGTATTCAATTGTCTCGGCTAAATCCTCGACAACATCTTCTTCCATATAGCAACGAATAAACTCCCAATAACAAAGAGTAGGGTATTCATCCGCATAGAATCCAAGAATAAACAAAGGCTCGTAGCGCTCATGATCCGTACGGCGAAAGAACTCAAGCTGAGTATGCATATGCGCATTCAAAGACAAATGCGTTAAATCAGCATTAATATCTTTCCAGTTATAACTCTGCAACTGACCGTGACGATCCATAAAATAAACACGTTGGTTTTTTCTATTAAAGCGAATTTTTCTGACACTAAAGTCAGTAAAATCAACGCGTGCCATTAAGAGACCTAACAAAACAAAAGCAAAAGAAAGTACGGCAAAAACTGCCGACACAACAAGTAAAAGAAAATCAGTAGCAATTAATAAATCTCTGTCGAAGGTTTTATAAAAAATAAAAATAAAAAAACTAACAACAGTTAAAAACAAGGGTATAAAGATCATTAACCCAAAGCCCAGCTCACCCTTGTGTGCGAACCTCGCATCCGCCACCTCCAGACACGTCGAGTTCAACTCCACAACACTGACACCCCCGTAAGCGGGGTAATTCTTAAAATCTTCCGTGCCCACAGGCAGCCGCATCCTATGTGTTCTGGCTTTAGCAATAAAACGCAGAAACTTATCACGTATTTTATTTTTCATGCTGTTGTTCCTTGTCTTCAATACCGAACGCCTGCTGATAAGCGCCTTTTTCTTGTAGGTGCGTGGGGTATTTAGCCAGCCCATCCTTTAGCATGGTGATTTTAGAGTGGTCTCCCCAATAACTGCGCACAAACCACTCCTGAAAAGGCTCAAGCGTGTCCTCCTGAAATGACAACAGCACCAAGACGCTCGCAGTAATTACCATTCCTATAATAAATACCTGACCTGCAATGGGTATTACCCCCAGAAAGGCTAAGAATGAAAGTCCAGCACCAGCAACACCTGCACCAACAAAACCTGCCCCTATCCATCGATCCCCTTGCAGACCATATTTAACACCTTTCTCCACATCCATAATGCCCAGCACAACCCCACCTATCTGACTGTATTGAGCAATCTTTTTCAAAGCCGTCCTTGGTACTGCTCTAGCAAGCTTGCTGCTACTCTCCGATGCTGCGCTGCTGCCTTTAGCCCACGCACTGTCAGGGTTTCTAGCAACCAAGACCGTATCGGCAGCTTGTGCAAATGAACCGACTAACAGAGCGGCAGAACTCATAAGCTGCGCACGCGCTCGTGTGCTTGTGCTGTCTTCTTTAAAAAAGTTACGGGTCAGGATGACAAAGGCCCCAAGCTGCAAAGCTGTCATAAAGCCATTAATGGCCAAATTGCTACTCACATGATTGGTTAACTCAAAGTTCTTAGCAGCACCGGCACCACGGCCTGTTTGAGTCAGAACGCCGTCCTTAGGCAAATCACCAAGAAGCTCCACTCGGCTTTCAAATACCGTCTGCAGCTGATTAGGTTTTAAGTGAATTGTAGCTCCTTGTGTAGTGCTTGCAGCAATCACCTCGGCCCCATCCCTCTTAAGGGCACTCACTACTTCCTTATCAAGAGAGACCAAAAACTGGACTGTGTGCTTCCCTTTTAGGGAAACATTGTCGATCAGTTTTTTATAACGAGTCATGCTCAGCTCTTTAGTGTTAGCAACACGCTCCGTATAGTTTTCTTCAGCAATGGTATTTAAAAGTTGTTGATATAAAGCCCAACTGCTGGAATCGTGTCTGATGCGTTTTAGTTGTTGTGTAAAAGCTTTCATCGCACCTTTACCATCAAGCTCTAAACTGATGGTATAAACTTGTTGCTGACTGTAAGCACTCAAAATTGGAAATAAATACGGTATTTTTTGTCGAGTGCTGTTCGTAGCTAAATCAACAAATTTACTCTGAGTTAACGCAATCAGGTTATTGATGCTACTTTCAATTCTCTGAGCATGTAATGACAATGCCACATTAATAAAATCTGCCAATACTTTTCCAACATTGATATATTCTTCATTGGCAATCAGTTTTTTAAAACTTGAGATTTCATTCTCTTGATTCAATAGCGTGGCACGCTGTAAACACCCGTTAAAACCCTTAAAATCAAACTCTGGTTTATCCTCTATAAATTTAGATGTTTCATTAGCAACGTTAACTGCAGAGTTTAAATGCTCAATCAATGCAATGATTGAGTCTAAAAACTCAAGTCCATCCTCTAGGTTATTTTGTGAATACGAATGCTGGTAATACAGCATTAATTCTTCTGAATTCATCAAGAGTTGAGCCAGTTCTTCTAGCGGCATAATTATCTGTGCATAAAACTCATCTCGATCTTTTTTATATTTATAATCAAAACTTTCCCATTCGTGCTTCTGATAGTACCGCTCTTGCTCTATCAATTTTTCTTTAGTTTTATTTTCAAATAGTTCACGATCTTTGTCAGCATGCATATGTCTCTTACTGTAACCCTCATAAGAAAGTAATGTTTCGTTAGCGAAAATTCCTGCCCTTAGGAGATAACCACTTCGAAAATCTGAATAGCTTTTCTGATATTGCTCATACTTCTTTTCTATCTCAGCATTATAAAAAGCCTGATCCAGCATCTGCGTTGCTAAGTGATACATGCCACTTAGCTGCACCTTTCGCTCAAATAATTCTAAAGCTGTTCCATTTTCCTTTCTAAATGCCGGTCCCGTTTTATAATCAAAAGGCCCAGTAAAGCCTTGATCTGTCTGGTAAGGGTAGTAGCCGTCAGTCACCAACCAGTGCCTTGTGACCATAATGTCTTTAATAATGCTCACTGGGTCTTTAATACATACATAGGCTCCAGCGCATTTTGTATTACCCGCAACGGCTTTGGATAATGCAGATATTTGCGTTGTCTTGCTGACCTGTTCTCCTTTTACTTCTGCTCTATGATCAAAAGCTTGGTAGCGTTTTAAAACTTCGTCTTCAGCACTTTTATCTTTAATGTCAAACGCATAATCTGCGACGTAATCCGCGATATCGTGAAATGGCAGAGCCTCTCCTTGTTTACGCTCAACGCCACCCCGTTGTGCTGCCCATTGATCAACAGAAAAAGACACCATGTTTTTTATTCTGCAGCCGCCAGTATTTTTTATATGGTTATCCTGAATTTCCTTACTCCATAGCGTTTCTGACCAACCAAACCAATACACGCCATTACTCGCAGCAGGATTGATGTGAATGCTGACGGTTTTGGCTTGCCAAGACTCCATCCCATCATTACAACTGGCACAAGGCTGGCTTTTTACTTTTGGAGGATTGCCCGCACTGTCCAGAAACACCCGATAAAAATCGCCTCTTTCAGTAACGCTGTAAATATCTAGCGTTTCATACTTTTCCGAATACACGTAAACAAAACCGTCAGTTAGGCTTCTGGCAATAGGTGATAAATACTCTGGAACCTCCAGCCCAGGACTCCACTCGCTCTTAAGCTCTGGAAAGGAGTCTGTTTTTAATGCAACCGAAGGACGCACAACAAAAATGGGAAGTCCAACACGCTGACAAAAACTACACGACTTGATAGCTGACACTTTTAAAAACCTCCATGTTTAAGTAAATACGTGCTTTCCAGATGAAAATATCCAGGGTTGCCCACTGATTGTTTAAGGATCCGCTGAAACGCTTCTTCTTTATAAAAATCTTTATTGCGCTCTAGGTACAGTGTGGCAAACAACTCAAGATCGCTTGCTTGCTGCAAGCCAAACTCTTTAATAGCTAACGCCAGCGCTTGATAAACATGTGCTGACTGCTGAAGTTTTTCGGAAATACTTTGTGTACTAGCCACCATACCGTTGATTGATTTAATGCATTTTGAAAACAAGACAAATTCTGTAACACTCACTTTACTATGCTCTAAGCCATACTTTTTATGTTGACCAGCAGGCAACGTAAGCCATTGGCCTGCATGGTAAAAAGTGGCCTCAAAAGCATCGTCCATGGACAATAATTTTTTGATTCCAGTACTACCCAAAAACCAACAATATTGAAAAAAAACAGATGGATCATAGTAGCGGACAATGTATCCAGCACTATCCGTATCCTTTACATACAAGGCATTTACTAAGTTTCTTTTAAGTTGATCCAGTGGTTGCGAGCTGTTAAAGAAAAATCTTATTAGAGGCGGCTCGCCTGCTAGCCCTTCGCTTGCCTTAATCATTTCCTCCCAATACCGGTATGGCAAATCATGCATAGACACAAGCCATGGATACAGGTGTGCTTGCGGTTCTAATACAGGAGAAATCAGCTCGATTTTTTCAACTTGTTCATCGAGATCCGGAATCAATAATCGGTCTACAATGGCATATCCATGCTCACTTGGTGCTTTGTATTCCATTTGAAATATATTTTTCATAGTTAACCCAACCGAACCAATGCATCACCCTGCTGCGCAGCCTCTGTACTTATAACCTCACACGCTGTAAAGCCGGGCAAGGGAGCTGCTTTAGTTTTTGGTTGCTGATAGTTAAAGTTGGCGCTATTTACTTGGAAATCACCCGCAGTGCCACTTTCAATCATTGCGGGGTCCAAAGTGATAAACGAGCCTCCACATTGCAGGGTAATTTTCTTCTTAGCAGAAATGATAATTTCATCATCCGTACTCGTGATATTCATAGCTTTTTTGGAGAGCATTTCAAGCGCATCAGTTTGTGCCTGAATCTGCACTTTTCCAGCGACAGCTACCAGTTTCATGCCAAGCTCATGTGCAAACACTGATACAGAGTGTTTTGCTGCCAGTGCAATACGTTTCAAGGCCGTAATTTCGGTGTTTTTACCTGATGTGGTAACTATATTTTGTGACGCACTTTGCTGGATATGGCTCGGAGTAGATAAGGCGAGTCCACCTGGTGCTCCTGCAACAATTGCCGCCCCCTGCAAACCATCAACCATGTTTTCTAAAAACATCTCTTGGGCTTCAACATCAAGCTCTTCCATTCCCGCACTACTCATTGAGTGCGACATGGACTCTGCAGCATTGAGTGCTTGTCGCAACTGGTGGGTAATTTCCTGCATATCCAGTTGCTGGCCACCTGCGAGCTCTTGCTCTTGAGTGCTTAATAACAACCCCTTACCCGCCCTAATCGCCCCCCAATCATCGGTGCGCAGCTCAAAACCTTCACCACGCTTATTGCGTTCGGCATTGACTAAGTGGCCGAGGTTAAGCTGGGTTTTGCCACCGTATTCGGTGCTGAGTTTGATGTGCTCTTCGCCGCGTTTATCTTCCATGCGCAGTTTGTTGTTGGATGGTGTGCGCAGTACGTTGCGGGTGTTGTTGCGTTCGGTGACATGGTCAGGATGACGCGAATCATGCAAAGCGTGGGCAATATACGGGCGATCAGGGTCGCCTTCATGAAACGCAATCGCCACCTCAGTGCCCTGAATCAACGGCATGTGCAAACCATAGGTGTCGCCGCCGTAGGGCTTGGCCAGACGCACCGGCATGCTTTCATAGCCTTGCGGCTTGTCATCTAAATCGGCATCAAACTTAACCCAATACAAGCCATCTTTATTTTGATGGGCGTAAATATCATTGGCTTTTGCGCTGGTGATGCGTGCGGTTAAAGTGCCGCTGATAATAGGCCGTGGCTTAAGTGTAGGCCGCCAGCACAGGATTTCGCTGTAAGGCGCAGCACTCACTGCGATGCTTAAGGCTTCTGAACGGCTGGCTTTAAAACGCAGCTGGGTAATTAAGATGGGCGCTTGAAACACCGAAGGTAAACTGCTGGGCACTCGACTGTCGTTAATGGTCAACACTTGGCCTGGGCTTAAGCTTGGATCATTACTGGTGGCACGCAAACGCGTTTGCCGTGCTAAAAAACGCTCATGGTCTAAGCGCGCCCAAAAGTTGGCCGTTTCTGCCTCAGGGTTGAGCTTATCGCCCTGAGTTAAGTGCCGCGCCTGATAATGGTACACATCGCCATAGTTTTGTTCTTCGCCATCACCACGGGTCATGTCGGTGCGGCCAGTTAACAACAGGTCTTGTGCTTGACGGTAGTTGTAGTCTTTAACTTGTACGCTGTTTTCAACCACTTGATGACGCAGCGACAAGCCCCAAATCGAGGCAGTACCGCTATCGCTTTGCCCTGATGGGCTATTGAGTGGCAGGCTTTTGTCAAATTCATAGCAGCTCTGCTGATCACCAAAGCGAATAATTTCAGTTTGTGTATCTGGCTGGAGTGCAAAGCTGTAAAAAATCCCGACCTCAGCCAATAAGCGCTCAATAAAGGCGCGATCACTTTCATTGACCTGATTGATTTGTTCGCGTTTGGAGTATGTCTGCTTGAGGTTGAACTCAAACTCCCACCCTTTAAAATTATGTTCGCGCAAAATCTGCTCGACCACTTGCGGGATCGACTGATTTAAAAAAAAGCGATAGGAGCGTTTTTGATGCCGCAGCAATGCAAAAAACGGCTCAATCGTCAGTTGGTATTCAGCTTGATCCACCGAGCCTGCTAAGCGCTTAAAGTCAGTGACGATGCCGTGCACTACTTTTTCTGCCGACTTTACCTGCGCAAGCTGCGCCAAAGGCATGTGCGTGCCAACAAAACTAAAGGTCGCGCTGCGCCTCAGTAACTGCTGCGGTTGTAAATCCTGCGCACTGGAGGTGAATGTCACTTGATAGCGGTAACAATCACTCAAGGTTTCACGGCCAATAAAGTGCTCAACATCCAAGTGTTCAGCACAGCCTTGCACCTGCAATTGGTAACGATTTAGCGAGCCACTTAATTGAGTTTTGACGCTATCAAGAAGGCTCATGACAGTGCTCCTTCTGACTCCATTAGCTCGATGGGCTGATCAGCATCCATTTTTTCTACAAACTCCAAACTAATCCCCTCTTCTGCGTTGTAACCCAAGTGCAAATGGCTAGCAGCAGGCAAGGCTTGAGCTTGGCGTAACAAAAGTTGTTGGCTAAGTACCGGTAAGATTTGTTGATTAAGCAGACTGTCGATATTGCGTGCGCCGCTATCCGGTAGCAGGCAGGCTTCAACAAGGCTGTCATAGAGTGACTCGTCAATGCGGCAGGTTAAGCCATAGTGGCGCTGTAAGCGCTTGGCTACTTTATTGAGCTTAATTTCAACAATATTGCGCAAAGCGTCCGCTGCCAGTGGGCGGTAAATGACACTTTGAAAGCGCGCTAATAATGCGGGCTGAAAATGCTCGCGTAAAATTGGCCGAATCAGCTCGTGTAACTGTGCTTCTGTGGCGTCGGGCTGTTCTTGTAAGTAGTGCGATAAGTGGTCGCTACCCAAGTTAGACGTCATTACGATAACAGTGTTACGAAAATCAATTTCGCGCCCTTCTCCATCACGCATGACGCCGCGATCAAACACTTGATAAAAGATATTGAGTACATCACGGTGGGCTTTTTCTACTTCATCCAATAACAACACGCTGTAGGGACGTTTACGCACCGCTTCGGTGAGCACGCCACCTTGGCCATAACCAACATAACCTGGCGGTGATCCTTTGAGCTGGCTCACCGTATGCGCTTCTTGGTATTCAGACAGGTTGATGGTGATTAAGGATTTTTCACCACCAAATAAACTGTCGGCTAAGGCTAAAGCGGTTTCTGTTTTACCTACACCGCTGGTGCCCACTAAAAGAAACACGCCTAAGGGGCCATCTTCGGCTGTTAAGCCTGTTTTGGCCGCGCGTAAACGCTGGGCAAGTTGGTGTAATGCAGGTTCCTGTCCAATCACGCGCTGGCCTAGCTGCTCTTCAAGTGCGAGCAAACTGCCTTGTTCATCCTTTAACAGACTTGATAAAGGCACGCCTGTCCAGTCGGCAATGACGTTAGCGACGGTGCGTACATCCACATCTAAACCAATCAGCGGCTCATCTGCTTGTAGCTCTGCAAGTTGCTGCTGCAGTTGCTGGCTTTGCGCAAGCTCATGCGGCTGTTGTCGGCACTCTAATAACTGCTTGATAAGCGTTTGTTCTTGAGCAAACTGTTGCTCTACGCCTTGTAAGCGCGCAGCAAGTGATGCAGTTTGTGCGCTGATTTCAGAGAGGCGTTGTGTATCTGTAGTCTGCCCAAGCGCCATTTCATCCAGCAACGCTTGTTGTTCTAGCTCCAATGCTTGAATGCTTGAGCGCAGCTGCGTCAATAACGCAGGCTCTGTGTCGAGACTGATGCGTACCCGCGCACAGGCGGTATCCAGTAGATCCACCGCTTTATCAGGTAACTGACGGCCGGTTATATAGCGCCGTGATAAAGTGACAGCCGCTTTCACGGCGGCATCACTGACATGCACACCATGAAACTGCGCGTAACGCAGCTTTAAACCTCGTAACATGAGGCAAGCCGTTTCGTCATCGGGCTCATCGACTTTGACCATCTGAAAGCGCCGCTCTAACGCTGCATCACGCTCAAAATACTGTTTGTATTCCGACCATGTGGTGGCTGCAATGGTGCGCAACTCACCCCGTGCTAAAGCAGGTTTTAATAAGTTGGCAGCATCGGCGCCACCTGCTTGATTGCCCGCACCAATAATGGTGTGCGCTTCATCAATAAAGAGTAAAACTGGCTGCGGTGATTGCTGCACGGCTTCAATTATGTTTTTCAGACGCTGTTCAAATTCACCTTTAACGCCCGCTCCGGCTTGTAATAGACCTAAATCCAATGTTCGTAAACTGATGTTCTTTAAACTGTCAGGCACATCACCCTGAGCGATACGTAAAGCCAGCCCTTCCACTAAGGCGGTTTTGCCGACCCCCGGCTCGCCGACCAGAATCGGATTGTTCTTACGGCGTCGCGATAAAATATCAACCATCTGGCGTACTTCATCATCACGCCCAAAGACGGGATCGATGTCACCCGCACGTGCTTTGGCTGTGAGGTCTTGAGTAAACTTATCAAGCACCGCTTGCAGGGCTTCATTGAGCGCTTGCGCAGAAGCACCTGAAGCTGCTGCGCTATGGCTTTGTAATTGATTGGCCGCTAAATCGACGTCTGTGCTTAAAGACTCTGTTTGCTGTAAATCTGGACGTTCTTCTGACTGCTGATCAAGCAATGGGCGTAGACGTTCTAGCTGAGCATTGCTCAAACTCAACAACGGCCAAACACCTTCACAGTTTAACAACTCAGGATGGCTCATCAGGGCGGACAACAGATGCACGCTACGTATTTGGCTTTGTTGCTCTTGTAAGGAAGCAATCAACCAAGCCTGCTGGAGTAACTTGCACAAAGGCGCTGATAGCTGCGGTTGAGCGCTACGAATTGAGCGTGGTAATTGCTCAATGTTTTGCAGCAGAGCCTGCCAAACCCTATCCATGTCCCATTCATAACGGCGGGCAAGTACGGTGATGTCGCTTTCACCCTGTTCCATCAGTTTTAATAACCAATGCTCAATAGTAATTTGGCTATGACCACGTGTTTGACACAGCGACGCAGCTGCTTCTAGGGCCTTAACGCAATATGGATTTAAGCGACGTAGTAACACTATAGATTGCTGTGTCATAGCTTTAGCTCCCTGCTCAATGAGTGTGCTAAAGCGCAACTCATGTTTTAAATAAGAAGATTAGAAATGTATTATTTTTCTCAGCGCTCAAGATTAAAAGTTGAGAAAAATAATAAAAAAGGCAGACGATAGCTCGTCTGCCTTAACGCCCTTAGGCGGTGGAGCGCTCACTCCATGAATCAGAATGAATAATGTTGCCGTCTTTGTAGGTCCAGGTGATTTTCTCGTAACGCAATTCGATTTCTTCTAAGTGGTTGTGCTTTTCTTTAGAAGGATCTTTCACGTCGTGCATTTTTGGCGCTACCTTGACGACTTTGACATTTTCAAGTTTAGTATTGAAGTACTCAACTTCTTGTCCCGCATCATCAATGCGATACCATTTAAACTCAGCCGACTTTAACGTTTGGCCAGTGGTAACAGCTTTGTATAGGTAGGGGCTTGAGGCATCAATTTCTTTGATAAAAACAAAAGGGGTATGTATGCGTGTACCCGTTAACTTACCCGTGTTGTTATCGGTAGGAATGTATAAACAGTGATCCTGAGCAACAACTTCAATGCTTCCTTCACGACTCTGTACATCGACCGAGCCTTTGATCTCTGCTCCGCCATCGTCTTTTAGCCATAGATATACAGGAATTGCCATATTTACTTCTCCATTTGCAATGACAAGACATCACCTTTCGTAAACGATGATGTGCTTTTAATGTTCACTTCCTGACAAGCATCGGCTTGGGGAAGCAAACGGATTTCAACGCGGCGATTTTTACCGCGTCCTTCCTCACTATTGTTATCCGCTACAGGGCGCGTGTCGCCAAAGCCCTGTACCGCAAAACAATTCGCTGACAAATCACTGGTAGCCAACATCCAGTCACGCACAGACTCTGCGCGTTGCTGTGATAAACGTTGGTTAGCCTGCGGGTTGCCAGTACTGTCGGTATGACCTGAAATAACAATTAACCAGCCGGGTTTAGCTTTAACGTCTAACAAGGCACTGACTAAGACTTTGTTGGCTTGGGGTTTTAATGAAAACTGGCCCACATCAAATAACGCAAGACTGTCCAAAGTGACCGCACTGTCAACACGCTGAATGATCGGCGCAGGTGCAGGTGGTGGTGCCCATTCGCTCAGTGCGGATTGGAGCGGCGGCAATAAGCGTCCTCCTTGATACAACGCCACAGAGTAGGCAGTCGGAATTCCTTCTCGCTCCCAGCGCGTCAGTTGCTGTACGCTTGCCCTCAATTGTTTTTGTGCCGCTAATTTAGGTTCAACAGGCTCACCGCTAAGCCCGCGAAATAGCACTAAATCATTTTGCGCATGCTGAATTAACCGTTGGTTATGGTTGAAACTGGCCAGCATGGCTAACAGTAAAAACACTGCAACAATGCCAGCAAATTGCGCTGCTGTTTTCTCCATGACGGTTAAACTGAGCCGACTCACCTTACGGCTCAGCAAAATCGCTGGAAACGGTAGAACGGCTGCAGCTGTAACATGAACCGTGCTGACTAAACCTGTGCGTTGCGCAAGATAGGCTAGCCAAAGATTATTCGGCAATGCAAGCACCGGGGCAAAGTGCACAGCTACAGCTTGCAATGACAGTGATGGCGTACCTGCTTGGGGCAATTGCCAGAGCGGCAAATAGGTGTGCTGTAACCACTGCAAGGCATGTTCTAAGTTAACCATTAATGGTAATGGATAGGTTTCGTGGGCATGACGATCGAGCCAGCCGTCTAAAGTTCCTAATGAGGTGTGCCCCTCAGCAACCTGTATAGCTTGCCCAGTTTTGGCGCTAAACCATAATGGGGCCTTGCTCTGCGCAACGGCTGGCTGAGCAGAGTGCAATGGATTTAAGTACAGCACGCACCACATTTCTGGCTGATATGCCATATAGCGAGAAGCTTGTGCAATTGCTCGCCGCCAAGCAAACACCGACTCCAATAATACGTCTTGATCGGTCAATTGCTCAGGCAGTACTGGCAGCATGATGGCGACTCTAGAGAGCAATTCTGGACGCTGCTCAGCTAACCAATGCACCGTCTGCAAAAAACTTTCGTTATCTGCAACACTTAAATACCAACCTGCTTGTAACTCTCGATACGAATCAGCCAGAGGTTGCTCTAAGCCACATACCAATACTAAAGTGCCTTGAAAGCCTTGCGCCGGTAACAGTTGCTCATCAAAAACTGGCTGCGCTTTTTGACGCTGCTGATAAAGCTGATAGTTAGCTGAGCTTAAAACAGCAGCCAACGCGATCAGCAGCACGCTTAATAACACGCTCAAGCCCAAGTCCAGCAGCCAAAAACCCCACAGCAACCACAACGCCAAACCAAGTGCACAGGACACTAAGCTTTGTTTTATCCAAATGTGCATGGTGTGTCCTTAATGCAATAACTGTTGCAGTTGCTGCTGCAGGGAATTGGACAAATACCACCATAGAGCAAAGAGTGCTGCGCCCCCCAACACCCAACTTAACCAGTACCAGTGACGTCGATTAAAACTTAAGCTCGGCGTCTTAGTGAGCGGCAAATGGGCTGATAGTGCGTAGGCTGGAACGCGCTGAGTCAGTTGCTTTAACACTTGGGTTCGATGCTGATCCTTGCTGCTGCGATATTGCCCTGTAAAACCTAAAGCCAGCACTCGGTGAAAGCAGATCAGTACGGCCTCTTCAGCAACTGTTTCATGTAAAACATTGGCAATACGGTCCCATAGCTTTGCACCTGCTTCGAGCGTATTGAAGTACGTTGCCTGCAATGGCGACTTAAGCCATTGCTCATAACCTGCATCCTGAATATTCCTATTCATGACGCTTTCATCCAGCAAGGCGCACTGGGCATATAGCATGTGCTCAGTGGCCGCGGTGGAATAGCCCTGCTCTTGTAGCTGCTGTTTGGCCGTATCAATCTGTTCACATGCACGCTGATAAAAAGCGAGGCCGTTCTCAATGGGTACACCATTTTTAAGCTGGCATACCGTTAACCATGTGTCAGCAAACACACTATCAATCGTGTTCGCTGGGTTTATTGCTTTATTAGTCATGAACGTAACACCGCAAAAAGTTCCAATTGCACATCACCTAAAGTCCCTGGTATATAAAACGCACATTGACCTGAAGCCAGCATCGCTTTGGCTGCTGGATTATTAAGCTCCAAAGCGAAATATTGGTTTTCTAGACGCATAGGAATCGCCGCTGGAACGTGGCTTAACGCGCGTAACGGAACCCCATTGAGCGCCACATTGACAACATCTGAGACATCATCTGGGCTACCTACTTTGCACAATAAAGGCAGTTGGCTTGTGAGTAGATGCGCCGGCAAACCAGAACGTACAGATAAATAAAAGTCAGCATCTTCGCGTAAACGGCTGTCATGCAAAGCGCCCTTCCAAAACTGCCCATTTTTCAGCAGCTCAATAGCAATAACTCGCGATGGCAAACTGGCTTCGAGTAGCTCTGTCAGTAGCTGTAACAGTGGCGGAAAAACCGCCTCTGGCTGGCCGTGCTGGTAGGCTGGAATTGAATCGGTACCGTGTTCCAAAGAGAAGGTCAGTAAACTGCCTGCGAGACGCACCAACTCACGGTACAAAAGTTCAGGATGCCGATTCGGGGCGCTGAGCAATTCAGCTAGCACAGGTTCTGCACTGTTTAATGCATTGAGCAGCCAGAACAAGGAAACATCTGCCACGGCAAAGTCTGCCATGCGCGCATTGCTTTCGCGGCGCATAGCCATCAGCCGGTTACGTTTAGCTTGTAAACGATAGATCAGCTCACTAAAGCCAGTCAGCAACGCAGGACTGGCAGAATACGCCAGCATCGGCGGCATAAAACTTGTATCCAGCTCCCAAATACCTTGGCCATTGCGGCGTAAACGCGCTACCGGACAGGTCAGGTAATCGCTGTTTTCATCGTGTGCAAAGCGCAAGCGCAGTGCATAGCGTTGTACGGCAATTTCCGTTTGTTCATTGCCGACAAGGTCTTGTACTTGCACCCACTCTTGCAGGTAACGGCGCGGTCGATCCACCTGCCCTGGTAAGGCCAAGTTCGCGCCATTAGCCTGAAGCAATGGCAAAGCCAGAACAATATCGGCAGTTTCACAACCGTCTAACAAAGATAGATCACATGCAGGTGGCAAGTTATCTGCCAGCGCGGTGTCAACCAAAGTGCCATCAGGTAAGCACACAATAAGCTTGGTTGCGTTTAACCGTGCGACGCTTAAGGCGTTTAGATCAAACTCGGCACAAAGCACACCCCAAGGGTTGGCAATCATGCTGTGCGCCAGAGCATCTGCCACATAAGCATCCCAGCGGGCCTGCTGTTGAAACTGTTGCGGGGCCAAAAAGGCCCCATCAGTCCACAGTGGACGATAAATTTTCATCCGAGCCTCCGCTTACGCTTTGGCTTTAGGCATCTGAGATACTAACGATAGATTGACATCCATCCCCTCAACCTGAAAATGCGGAACGGCATACAGTTTGACGCGGAAAAAGCCGGGGTTATCGTCGATGTCTTCAACTTCTACCCGAGCATCACGCAATGGGTGCGAAGCTTGCAAATCGTCACCAGGGTCAGTCATTTCAGTCACTAAACCCCGCACCCAATTATTGAGTTCCAGCTCCAAAAGACGACGGTCTTTAGTGGTACCAATATTTTCTCGTTGAATCAGCTTCAAATAATGCGCGATACGCGACAACAAGAAAATGTATGGCAGGCGTGAGTTAATACGACTGTTGGCTGTGGCGTCTGCTGTGTCGTATAACGCTGGCTTTTGCGCTGAGTTAGCCGAGAAAAAGCATGAATAATCACGATTTTTATAATAGGACAGAGGGATAAAGCCAAGGTTGGCAAACTCAAATTCACGTGTTTCAGAAATCATAATTTCTGATGGGATTTTAACTTGATTGCCCGTGCCTAAATCAAACAAATGGATCGGTAAATCTTTAACTGCACCGCCTGCTTGTGGCCCGCGAATTTGTACACACCAGCCATTACTAATGAAGCTTTTAACCATATTTGCTGCAAACGAAAAACTGGCGTTAGTCCACAAATACTTTTCATGATCAGGGCCTTTAACTTCTTCCACATAGTTAAAGCTACGCACTGGAACCGTATCTGGACCATAGGGCAAGCGGCCTAATACTCTAGGCATGGTCAGCCCAATATAACGGGAGTCATCCGTCTCACGAAACGACTTCCACTTTAAATATTCGGCACGATCAAAGTAGTTACCAATATCCTTAATTGCTGCTACTTCTTCCATGCTCTCTTTACCAAAGAAAGCTGGGTTAACCGAACCAATAAACGGCATATGCGCGGCAGCAGAGACTTTAGAAATATTGCGCAGCAGAGCAATGTCTTGAGGACTGCGATCAAACTCATAGTTAGAGATAATTGCGCCTATTGGTTCGCCACCAGGCGTATCGTACTCTTGAATATAAGTGTGGTAATACAGGCCACTCTGAATCATTTCTGGACTGTCTTCAAAGTCTTGACGCAAATCGTCTTTGGCAATATCAAGAACTTCTAACTTAACATTCTGCCTAAAATCAGTGCGGTCAACCAACGATTTAAGACCACGCCATGCAGACTCTACAGCTTGAAATTCAGGGTGATGCATCACTGCGTCTAACTGCTTACTGATCTGTTGATCGAGCTCGGCTATATGATGATCCAGCAAGGTTTTATCCAAGCGTTCTACAGCTTGCCCGGATTTTTTCAAACGCTCTAAAAAGACTTGTACACCTGCAGTAACTCGCTCGTTAGCGGTCACTTCAGCCAGTCCACTGTCATCTTGAAAACTATTTAAATCACTTAAAGCAGCAACCGGCTCTAAATTAATTTTGCCAAATAAAGAGGCATAAACACCTTCAGTGGCAACCTGCTCAACAACCGCTGGTTGACTTTGGTTATTTTCCACATGAGCTGACATACAAACACTCCTTGTTTAAAGTTACTCTAATTCTGATTTTTTTGGTGCCAAACTGGCTAATTCTGTACGTAACTCATCACTCAGCGCGCTGTCCTTTAAGATAGCCTCTAGCTCTCGACGGAAAGTTACATTATCTAATAGATTGGATTTGAGGTCGCGCAACAGGTTTCTCATTGCGAGCATGGCTTTAAGTTGCGGGACTTGACGCGCGACCTGCTCTGGCTCAAAATCTTTCATGTCATTAAAATTAAGCCTTACCCCTTTATCACTGCCATCGCCTAACAATGTATCTTCAACTGTTAGGTTAAGCTCTGGGGAAAAATCAGACAGAACATTATTAAAGTTATTTTTATTTAAATTAACTCGTTCACGCTCAGATACTGGCCTACTCTCTTTTCCATTACTAAAATCGCCAACTACTAATAGCTTTAATGGCAACTCAATCTTCTTCTGCGCTCCTCCCGTATGCAAATCTAGCTTAATATTGACACGTGATTTAGGGACTTCATTTTGAAAACTCTCTGACATTGCGTCGATCCTTAACGTTAAGACTGATAATTCAAGAGGTGAATACTCAGGTAAATGAAAAGGCTTAGCAACTCAACAACAGTGACTCAAGTCAAACTTTTGACTCTTAACAATGATAAATACAACAACAAACTAGAAAATCAAAAAACACATACCATAAAGCAAAAAAAAAAATAAAAAACGCATCACAAAAAACGCCCAACAGAAAAATTATAAGCTTATTCAAAACCACTAACAAATTAATAGATATATATAATAATCTGCCAAAACAGATAACATACAACTTAATAAACACAGCAAACATGTAAATAAAAAGCATATTTTCAATCACCAAGAAACATATTCTTTCCTATCAACACCTCCTGAACAGCACAATATTCGCATACAATGCGCCCTCAAAATGGCTCTTCCGAGCAGCCACGTCGTTATTAAAGAGCTGAACATCGATGAACACAGTAAACCGCCGCTTTTCCGTTGCCCCGATGATGGATTGGTCTAATGATTTATAAAGACATTCAAAAACAATAACTTACAGATTGTTTTTTATTTTTGTGACTCTTTTGTGTACTTTATCACTCCTCGCTCTCTAGTTCAGCGGCTCAAGTTAAGCGCATCAGTTTAAAATCTGCGCGACCTGCAGGGTCGTACTGTTCTTAAATCAAAGCAGGATGCATCAGTTACGCAACAGAGTGATTTGAAACCCTTTATAGATATTGTGGTTTTTATTGCTTGAAATCCACAGAGACATTTATCGCACTGCAGATGCAAAACAACTATAAAAACTAATCCTTCCTATCCTTCCTATCCTTCGAGATCTTTTATTGATGAGTTTTTTAAATCCATCATTTCTTGAAAAGCCCCTATGCGCGACCCATGAAGCGGATGCTCTGGAACTCCTGCCGCTATGATAAACGCAATAGCAAGCCCTGCCTCAACGCAAAGAAAAAGCCCACAATTAATCTCCCAGCTATAAGCTTCATAAACCGTCGACATCCTAAGCAAACCCCGGCCATCTGGAAGTGCTTCCATCTGCACGCGGCTAAGTATTGACCTCTGGTTTGGATGCGCACCAAAGTCAATAAGAGCCTCGTACAGATCATCTGTGTACTTAGCCATTTCTGCATTAATAAGGCATAGCTTTTTTGTTGCTTTGGACGCTGTAAACTCTTTCCTGCACCTGCCAGACGCTGAATTAGATTTATTTCGATCTCCCCAAACGCTTGCATTCTTTTCATCACCAGAGATGAGCAACGCATAACACGCTGACTCTAACGCAGTGCGAAGCACTGGAAAAACCGAAACTGAATGCCCGGACAAAACCTGCCTGACGCTACTGAGCCATAACGTGTATGCGTTCATTGAAAGCAGCGTGTCAAAAGCATGCTTGTCTTCCATGGATACAAAGACTTCTTGCTGAAACAATTCCTCCATTTTATTTACGAGATGCATTAACTTTGGCGGAGTGTCTGCATGTGCACTAGAAACTTTTGAGGTTGCTTGCAAATAATTCTTTAAAGAACCTAAATTTAAGCTCATGAACAACCTTTATATTTGTATGGCAATGAGTGCAAGACTATACGAATCTCTTTCGTCTAGAAAACTATTCCTGCTGTCGTTCAATACATCCCTGCACCTGTACTGCGCAGCTCAGCAGGTCGTCTTCTAGTCGATCCACTGCCCTGCGCCAATCGTCATTATTTACCAGTGCCGGGCGCGCTGGCAGCTGGCACAGAATCAGCGCGCACTTGGGACGAATGTCGATACGCACTGGGGTCGGTTGTGGCGGCGCGCTGGTACAGCCTGCCGAGGCTAGCAGGTACAGGAGCACGCAAATACTCAGCAATGGTTTCATCATTTCTTTTTAGCTCCTCTAGCGCTTGTGATTGAGCGCGGCTTTGATTGGCCAGCGCTTGCAGTAATTCGCGGTTTTTTAACTCAGCGGCAAGCACGCCCGCCAGCTGCTGTGATTGCGCCTCGATAATCGCTACGCGCTCCTGATCGAGTAGGCCTGCGGCAGCAAGTTGCTGTTGAGCGTGATCGAGATGGGTTTGTGCAAGCTCAATGCGTGGCGACGCAATCAACCACCAAGTCAGCGTCGCCACTGCAAGCGCGCTGATTGCGTAGATGATTAAGCGCTGCATTTGCTGACTTCCTGCATTGCCTGAGCGTAGTAACTGCCCCACTTTTTACGCAGTGCTGCTTTTTGTTCTGCTGTGCCGCGCGTATAAGCACCAGGTCGCCATGTGCGCAGATACAATTGCCAAGCCCCGTCAACGTCATTCAGACCAGGCAATGCTTTTGGATCAGTCCAAAGCAGTAGCCGACCAAACCCCATCGCCAGGACATCATCATGCTCAAGTGCGTTATAAACAGCATCAATAAAGACAGCTTCGTTCGATGCCTGCTTGATGCCACGCTCACCGCAAAACTCGGCAGCAATTAATTTACTGGATCGATGTTTAATAACACCCGCAACACCGCCCATCTTTTCGAACTGGAGCCAGCCTCTTGCGATTCCGCTGCCTATTTGTCGCCGATACTTAAACAGCGACTCTTGCAAGCCGATTGCTAGCAGCATGACAATCGCTTCACGACTACGCATACGCGCTGGCAGCATAGCCAGTGCCGGCTTGATTGCTTTTTCAACTACGTCACTTAATTTCTCAGACATACGTCACCTATTTTCAAGCAATAAAAAACCCACCGAAGTGGGTTTATTGGGTTGTTCTTGAGTTGGCCAACTCGGTTTACGTGATTCAATTGCGCTGATTTAAAACAGCCCTGACGGCTCAGCCTGCACATCCCAGCTAAAGATCAAAACCTCACGCGCCTCTTTAGCGTTTTCACTGCCTCCTACCGTGTACTTGATATCTGTTGACTCAAAATGGAATCCGGCAAACCAGCGCCGCACATCAGGGTGATCATTCAAGCTAATGATCGCCTTGCCTTTCATGTTCCGCATCAGCTCGGCCATTTCTTCAAACTGCTCAGGGCCAAAGTCAAAACCATAACCTGCAGTCTGCCAATACGGAGGGTCCATATAAAAGAAAGTATGCTCACGGTCATAACGCGTGATGCAGTTTTGCCAGGTTAAGTGCTCGATGAAAACTTCAGACAGCCGCAAATGCGCAGCGGAAAGTTGCTCTTCAAGCCGCAGCAAGTTAAGCCCCGGCGTAGCAAGCGTTGCAGTACCAAATGTCTGACCGCTGACTTTGCCGCCAAAGGACAGCTGCTGCAAATAATAAAACCGCGCCGCACGCTGAATATCGGTTAGCGTTTCAGGCCGCGTATCCTGCAGCCATTTGAAAACCTGCCGGCTGGTTAGCGCCCATTTGAACTGCCGCACGAACTCTTCGAGATGATTCTGCACAACGCGATAAAGGCAAATCAGATCGCCATTTATATCGTTAATGACTTCAACATCCGCAGCGTGCGGTTTCATAAAAAACAGAGCCGCACCTCCTGCGAACGGTTCTACATAGCAAGTGTGCGCCGGTATGAACGGCAGGATGCGATCCACAAGCCGCCGTTTACCGCCCATCCATTTGATTATTGGTGCTGACATTAGAGTTTCCCTCAAGAAAGGCACTCGACGGTGCTCTGTTATTGAGGCTCTCGGCCTTCCAGTTTGTCGCGCCCTTACAGCGCGGGCATTTGATAGTGATTGAATAGTGACCGCTGGCCACCCCGAGTTTACGTTTGCAATGAGCACAACGAAGTTCTGAATTATTAGCCTGCATAACCTTTTACCTTTTGGTAAGATCGGCCAGCTCACGTGAGCGGGTGGCCTTGGTTGACTGCAGCATGTCCTGCGGTTGATGGCGTATTGCTGGTGTTCGCGCACCGGCAATACGCCGCCATCTTTAGAATTTAGGCAATAAAAAACTCTACAGAAAAAATTCCTTGGACATTAGGCATTATTTTTGTTTCTTGAATGGAATAGTCAGGCTCTAAAAGTAACGGAGATTACGATTGAACAGAGAAATAAATATCCAGTTCAGTGATAAAGCATCAAAGAAAGTAAGCTTTACAAAAACCAGGGAATTTTTTGAGTTCATTAATAAGGAAATTAAGTTCTGGGAAAGTCAGCGCATTAAAATTAAAGAAAAACAGAACACAACTCATCCCGTATTTAATTTTTTTGATGTTTTCGGACAGAACATCAGTACTTTAAAAGAATGGTCTGAGAAAATAGGCAGCTGGAGTGACGAAGAACTTAATAGCCAGATAAAGAGTTTTGGCGCTATCGCTTCTAGGCACTTCTCTTCAACATGGCTATGGAGCGGACACCCTTACACTGCTGCATTTATAGAATGCCAAAGTGAACATGGAACTAATACTGCAACAGCATTTTTGAATTATGTAACAACAAAAAATATTGATCATATTGGAAATCATGATTATTTTCTTGGGATAATGTTTGGGTATGAGTTTTTAAACCAAGACTCCGACATAGTAAAAAGACGAAGTAGCGAAAAAAAATCACTAGGCCATTTACGCAATCAGCTAGAAGAGACCAATAAGCAACTTTTCACGGAGGTAGAAGAGTTTAAAGAATGCTTTTCAACTTGGGATTCAAGCAGCCGGGAAAACTGGAATGAATGGCTAATCAAGTCAGCCGATGAGCACTCCGAGCAGCAAGAAGCTTATAAAAATGAGCTTATAGATTACGAAGAAGCATACAAAATCCGAATTACACAACTTGAAAACCTTTACGAAGAAAAGCTTCGATTAGAGAAGCCTGCTAAATACTGGAAAGATGCGGCACGCAGCTTTGGAATACACGGAGGCTTATGGTCTTTAGCGCTTCTTGCTTCTGTATTATTAGGAATCGTTTATTTCTCAGGCTTTTATACCGACTGGCTAAAAGGACAGGAGATTGCTGCAAAGCTCAACACAGTTCAAGGTATTGTTATTTCCGGAACAGTGTTAGCTACTTATGCATTCTTAGTTCGCACACTTTCCAAACTAACATTTAGCTCGTTTCACCTTATGAGGGATGCGCAGGAAAGAGAGCAGTTAACATACTTGTACTTATCCTTGATAAACGAGAATAAAATCGATGAAATCTCTCGTGATATTGTACTTCAAGCATTGTTTAGCCGAAGCGAAACCGGCTTGCTTGTTAATGAGTCAGGCCCCACTATGCCAGGTATTAGCGAAGTATTAAGAGCAGCGTCAAGAGCGAAATCATAACAATATAAGGAAGCTACTTATGAGCACGGAAATTGAAAATGAAATTACAAAACTAGCGTTAGAGTCAGTTCTTTATTGCGCAAAAGCAAAAGGCTTGGATGCGGCAGCTCTTGCAAAAGCAGCTGCAGATCATGCCCTGTCTAGCAGTAATTCAAACAGTGGCTTATCAGCTGAAAATAAAAACAAAGTCCGCGAAGTGCTCGATCAAGCATTAGAAAGCATAAAGCACCACCACTAAACCTCCACATCATACTGCAGTAGAACAATCGCTGGGCTTGTCACCTGCCCGTGCTGGGTAAAGCGCTTGCTGCCGACATTCACGGCCATAACCAACATTTCGGGGCCGTTGCTTACGGTAACTATTGTTGATGCTCTGGTGGTGACGCCGAACAATTTTAAAAACTTTTGCATACTAGAACTTGTCTGCTAGCTTTAATAGATAAGAAAAGGAGGCCTTATGTCTATTGAAGCCATAATCACAGAAGCAAAAAAAACAATCCCATTAAGTTTTATTAAAGCTCACGCATGGCTGCAAGATGTGTTGATAATGCATCATCAATTACCTGATCCAGTCGCGGCAATCAGGTTTTTCATGCTCGGACTATTTGCATCTAATGCAATATCATTTGAAGATTGGCATGAGTTTGACTTGCTTGTAACCGCTAAAAACGCAGATAACCTACATTAATTTCTCAAAAAAAATGAAGCTATTTCAAAAAAAACGGAAGAGCTGTCGTAATAACTATACTTAGAATTGCAATAAGGAGTGTAAGCCTCACACTTCTTTTGCTTTCATCCTGCACCGGCTTTATTATATTTTTATAAACATCATCATAATCTTCAGCGACACGATCCAAGCTAATAAAATAGCCCTCTATCTCACTAACATCTTTACTTAAAGCCTCAAACTCGCGTCTTTTTGAAATTGCTTTTTTAATACTTTGTATTTCATTGCTTGATGATTTAATACGTCTCCGCAAGCCATCCCTATCAAAAGCGAGTATTTCCTGAACCCGCTCGTTTAAGAGACCTTCGCTCCCAGACAGCTGAGCCACACAGTCAACAAGATAAGATTTTGTTTTCTCGTTAATCACACAGTTCGTGTAAACACCGTGATCAAATCCTAAGTACTCAAAAGATAGAACTCTTTGCTCATCTAAGATTTCTAATCTTTTTACTAGCTTACCCATTGATAAAACTTTATGTAGTTTCTCGAGGCAGTCATCGAACTCTACAGCACCATCACTGTCTGCCAAACTGACTAATACAGAGATAATTTGAACATCAAGAAGGTTCCTTTTTTTCTTGCCTATCGCAAACATAAACAGTACCTAACATTTTTTTTATAGAGTACTAGGTTACCACTAAACCTCCACATCATACTGCGGCAGGTCGGGCGCTGGCCCTGTGACCTGCCCGTCTTTGATGAAGCACTTCTGCCCCACTGCCACGCCTACACCCATAGCCACCATCTCGCTGCCGTTTCGCAGCGTGACGGTGGTTGTGCCGTTGGCTTCGCTAACGCTGGTGACTGTGCCGATTACTCGGCTGCCGCCGGGCAGTAGGCTGATGAATCGTTTCCATGGGTTAACTGTTGCCATGATGTCGCTCCAGTCGAATGGTTTGTTTAACCATGCTGGCACCGGTGCCGCTGGCTTGGATGCCGACTGCGAGGCATAGGCCGCGCCAGTTTGCGGCGTTGTGTGGTTGTACTTCGCAGAGCATGGCTGGCAGCACCAGCCCAGGTGCTTTCTCCGGTGGGAATAGCGGCATGGCCAGCGAGACGATTTCTTGATTACCACCTTTGCAGATTTCAGCGATACCGCGTGCGCGGGCTGCATCGGTAGTGGTGATCAGGTCGTCGTATACATCGGCTGCAGGTTTGTCGCCTGCGGTACCAGCGCGGCGCACATCGACTGCGACACCTTGCGTTGTGCCGCTAACATAGCAACTATTCCAAGTGGGCTGTGGTGACCACTCCCCTCCGATGTCAGTAACGATCTGATGCGGCACGATGCGGTCCACAATTGTTCCGCTCCAGTACCAGACAGCATCACGATAGCGCGGCAGCACGCTGAACTCATCCGCTGCTGCAGCTGGCCGCACGACTGCGCCAATGCTCTCAGCAATTCGGCTGATGATCTGCATTGGCGTTTGGTCTTGATACGTGAGCGCCCCAGCTGGAATGGTCCAGTCCACTGGGTTTTCATTCACGCTATCCCAGTTCATCGAGAAACCAGTATGTAGTAACTGATCGTCTGCGGCTTGACGTGCGTTGATGCTGACCGCATTCACTGCGCTGCGCTTGGGCGCGTAAGGTTCTGCCAGCAACTGCGTGCGGCTGGCACCTTTGATTGTGTAGCGCTCAGCGGGAAACTTGCCGGCGCTGCTGTACGACTCAATCACAAACAGCCATTCGTGGCCGTTGATTGTCACTTTGATGGTTTTCTGCCCCAGCGCATTGGGCATGACCTGCTGCAGGCTGGCCGCGCCAAATAGCGCACCACTGAATGACCAGCTGTGCGAGTCAATGTCGAGGTCAATGCTGATGCTGGTCACATCGATAGGCGTGCAATCGGGCAGAACGCACACGCTAACTGTATTTGCAATCATGTACGTGTCCTTAATTTCGGGTTCGATTGGCTCAGGGATAACGATCACAGGGCCGTCGTAGTCGGGGTAAACGATGCCCGTTGGGCGCGGGTCGGTCGGTATGCCCCAGCCCCAGCGCAAGTCGAGCGCGTTATTGATTTGCTTGGCTGTGCCCCAGCGGATGCGTGTTGCTGTGCTATCGACTGGTTGAATCGCATGGCGTGCCGGCACATATTTAAAATCGAAGAACAACGGCGCGCTGGTGTTTGGGTTGTAACGCTGACCGCCAAAATCGAAGACCAGTGGCACGGTATTGGGTATGTATAAGCTGTTTTTAAGCTCGGTTGCTGCATCAAAGCGTTGGCCGTGCTCATCGACTCGACCCCAGCGCACGGCTGCGTAGTGGTCTTTCTTGCCTGGCATTGGGTTGTAGATTAAGCGCAGGCGCGTATCACGCGGCTGGATGCTGTGGTCCCAACGGATGTGTTGGTTTGCGTCTTTTTCAGGTACTTGATTCCACGGCAGCGCTAGGCTGACTGCATCGTAAACAATTGCAGTTGACCAGCTCAGCTGCCTGATCAGGTCTTTATGCGGCACATCATCCCATGCGGTTTGGTGCTGGATATCGTGCGCCGTGGCCGTAGCCCAACGGATTCGGCTTTCTTGCAGGTCGTTAGGCTTTGTGGCTTGCCAGCGCGCGCCAGTGTCACGGGCACGCACGGGTTGGGCGTGACGATAGCGCGCGCCCACTTCGATTGCGATTAGCATGATGACTCCGGTCGGTGGCAGGCATGGCCTGAAGCAGGTTATTTTAAGGTGTAGTTAATCGGCCCGAGCGCTTGCGGGCGGTAATAGCGAACGGCTTGAGCGCGTGCAGTGCCTAGTGGGCGCGGTGCGTTTTCGCCTTGGGCTGGCCACCATTCCGGCTCAGTAGCTGGCAACTGCCCTGCTTCGGTTATTTTGTATAACCAGCCAAGCATCACGCTTGGCCGAATGCGCTGGCCTTCAGTGACGGCTAAACCCGCTTGGTACTGGATGCCGTAGTCATCGAGGCCGACGGCATACACAGCGCCGCCAGTTACTTCCATTTCCAGATCGCCATTACTAAGCAAGCGATTACCCGCCATGCGCCATTCGCCCGTGGTAGTTTTTTCTATGGCTACGATTTCACGGGATGCGGGCAGCTTATCGACCCGCACCACAACATCAGCACCAGCAGGCACACCGGGTGCACCACCGCCACCACTGCCGTCATTGAGATCGATATTTAAAACGATGTCAGCGGAGATGTTTGGAGTTCGCACTGTGCCGTAGGGCTGGGTATCAAAATCGTAAAGCAGCAGCGCTTTTTTACCGTCCACTGCGGCAGCAACGAAAGAGCGGGTAGCGGTGAGGCCGTTTTTCAACGGAAAAATTACAAGCGGTGCACGCTCATAGAGTGACGCCCACAGCACCGCTTCTTTATAGCCGCTAGTTTGCTGACCATCACGCGTGGCATTGATAGTTATTGTGCGTAAAGGCGGCGCTGTGTAGCCTGGTGATGCAACGCCGAGCAATGGGTTGATTTGGCTAGGCATAGGCATCACCAGAAGGCTGGGTTATCAGTGAGGATTGAATTACCGGAGTAGCTTCGGGCAAAGGCATAATTGTAGCCATCAATTAAAACCAACTTGCCTCGATCAGTAAAATCAGTGCCGCTGAAGCCAAGTACTTTTAGATGCTCTTCCCAGCCGTACATACTGCGTAATACATCGTCATACACTACTCCACGTAAACGTCCAACAAAATCATTACCATATATCAATCGTGGCTGCTGAAGATTGAGGCGAGAAAGGGGCTTGGCTGTTTGTAAGGCCGGGTTAATACTGAATGTAGAAGCGTAGGGTTGAGTGCCCACCTCTACACGTTCAGCTAGTCCTGTTGATAGGTTGATAGGGGAGCTATAGCCGCGAGAAAAAGCGTACATAATGTCGTATGCGCTGTAATTTGCAACACTTCCCCCAAGCACCAAAAAATTACCCGTAACTTCAGTGTCTAGCAGGGATTTCCCAGTATACAGAGTGAAAGAGTAGTTGCCGATGCTGCTGCTGCTGCTGCTGATGCTGCTGCTGCTGCTGCAATTTAATATAAATGTTTTGTCGTCTGCTACTAGCGTCCATTGTAGTGTTGAAAGTTCGCTCTGCAATGGGTAGGTAGCACCCCCAAGCATGTGCCTAGGATAGTTAGCCAGCTCTGGCACGCCTTTTCTGTATGTACCACTACATAAATTAGCACCATCAATAATGGCATTGCTGGTATCTGTCAGTGATTCAGCCGCATAGATGTGAATTGAGCGAAAATTAATAGCTGGATACGGTGCCTGTGCTGGCAAGTCACTGACAAAATTAACCACATTACCATCTGCGTTTATTAGAGAAAACCCATTCGCATGCTCGTGCCCAATCGTCCAGCCCGCCCCCGGCTTACTGCCGTACCCAGTCACCAAGCACGGCACTAAGATTTGCTTAAGTCGGTTCTGCAGATTGCCAGAAAGCGCGCGCCCTGGGCTGCCGTCATCGTCCCAGCTGTAAAAACGTGGTGTGCTCATGAGATTGTTCCTCAATGCCCTGCGCAAGCAAAACGCTTACGCAGGATGGGTTAATAGTTAATCAGCGTCGCCGCGTACTTGTAAGCGGAAGTTGTCGTCTTTAACGGTTCCCTTGCCTGCTAACACGGTACGCACAACCCACGCTGGGCCGAGGCAGGCGTCGGTGTTAAAGCGCACGGCGTTACCAGCTGCCCAGCCTGTACCCCAGCCCTCTTTGCGGATAGTGAAATACGGTGTGCCGGTTGCTGGGTTGATTGGCGCGGCATCGCTCGACACGTTACCTGTGGCGATTACACCGAGCTTCTCTTCTACGACTTGGAATGCGGTGCTTCCCGTGAACACCAGTGCCCACTTGCCTGCAATGCTGCCCATGTTGGTGACAACTGGTGGATAGTTGAGCGAGTTGTATTGCGCGGTGGTCTGGTCGCCGATTGGGTTATCTGTCCAGTTAGGCGCTCCGGTGCTCCATGTTTTCTGTGTGAACCAGCGGTAGAGCCGTGCTTGCATATCGCCCCACGTCAGCGCTGAAGAAACAAAGGTTTCAGTCGGCGGCAAATCCCAAGGAACAGGCGAGTTGATACTCACTGCACCAGTGATTTGCGCCTCGGTGCAGACTGTCATGTGCTCTACGCGGTCGCAGATTGTCAGTGGTGGCGTGAGTGGCTCGCCTGCTTCGTCTTGAATCAGCACAGGGTTGGCCCATGTCAGCGTTCCGGCTTCGCGGTCTACTGTGTACTGCGCTGGATCGAGTCGCTTTTCTGCGCTATCGACTACATAGATTTCAGCTTGTTCTTGGCGATCCAGTACAACCGTTGCGCCCGGTGTTGCGGTCGCTGGGGTTTTGCCTGTGTGATGGATAACCAACACATCACCGTCACGATAAATCGGCACACGGCCGTCGGCTGGCAGTCGCACTGGATCGAGGCCAAGCAGCTTGGCTGACATGGGTAGACTGGTTTGCACCACCGCGTTGTAACGGATAAGCGAGCTGATCACTTGCACGTCACTGGTACCAGTCAAATCGAGCGGATCAGTTGTAAACGCAATCCGTGCAATTCCCGTTTGCGCATCGATGCTGCCGTGGATCACGCCTGAGTTGAACACCCCGTTAATGTCTGACGTTGCCGTGATCAATTCTGCAGTATCAGTGCGCACGGCTGTGATCTGCATGCTGGCTGGTCGCAATGGGCTGCCCGGTGTGCGGAAGAACAAATACGTGGTACTAAAACCAACTGCTGCAGTTAAGCAAGCGAGTCGCGTGATTGGCGCACTGCTGTTGCTTGGCCAAGTAGCTAAACGTGCGGTGCGGCCTGCGTAGTCAACGGAACCAACGGCAATACCTGCGTTAGTTTTGCTGTCGATGTTCTTGTACAGAATCCCGTCGCGGTCGATGTACAGCTCTGTGCCCCACTGGAATAGCAGTGAACCAGGAACAATTGCATCAGCCACGTTGGGCAGCAGCGTCATTTCAATTTGCGGCGCTGGCACGTTTTCAACTTCTGAACCGTAACCGACGCTGGCTTCTTGAGCGCGTACTAGCAAAGTGCCGGTGAACTGCTCGCGCTTAGCTGTTGAAGTGTTACCCAGCTCAGGGCGATTACTCTGCCGGTAGTTGATGTAATAATCTTTGTACTGATATTCAGCTTCGGTACGCAGACTAAACTCACCAGTTGTGTAGTTGATTGAGCCGGCTAAACCAATCCAATTCCCCGCACCATCATCACGCGCTTCGCGATCCACCGAGCTTTCTGTTTCGTACTCTTCGAGACTTGCACTTGAGTTCGAAGCGTTTGAGCCTGCGCGATTAAAAACGGGCACCTTGCCTTTACGCTTAGTTGTCCAACGTAACCAGATCGAGCCCGGCTTAAACGGTGCGCCCGGGATAGTCCCAGTCGTCATGCCGCCAGCATCAGCGCCGAGCGTGAGCGGCTGGTCGATTGTTGAGCCTTGTTCGTACTCAACATTGATGCTGCTGCCAACATCGGGCGTTGTCGTAAACAGTAGCGTTAAAATACCTGCACCGCTGTTGATGTAACCGGTTGCAACATCGCTGGTAAATTCACCAGCCGAGTTACTGGTCATAGTTTTAGTCACGCCACCGTGAATCGTCTTAACGATCACGCCAGCTGGATTGATACCTGTGTACTGCAGCTCATGAACAATCTTTACTTGCGGCGCATCAATCGCGCCTTCATGGGTTTGAAAGTTAAAGTCAGCGCTGGCGACATAGTTATAAATGATCGATGTATCAACATCGGGCATGGCATCTAGCGTGAGCGATGCCGCGCCGGTCGCGAAATTGACGCTGCCAGTGCCCTCGCCGACTAGCTCACCAGAGCCTGAATCGCGTAGCTCATACCAGCGGCCAAGCGCCATATAGCTAACGCTTAAAGTAGCTGGGCGTGGCTTGGCATCGGCAAGGTTGAGCGTATACGCAAAGCCGCGATTGCCGAGCTTAATCTCTACTTCACCAGTAACGGTTTGGCCAGTAGCCGCAGCACCGACAATGTAAGTCGCAGTTGCTGAACCGGTATACGGGCTGGCACGGTACGCGGTGATCAAGCCTGTTTCGTAATCAATGCTGACTCGAGTAAATCCAGCAGAACCAGACTGTAACTTTAGTTCGCCTGATCCATCATCTTTATAGGTCGCGCCGCTGACGACCAGCGTTACGCTACCGCGCGCGGCACCAGTGCTTAAAAACGTGCGGCTTTCGCCAGCTTCTACGCTGACAAACGTCAGGCTTACGCTGCGTGCTGTAGCCGATGCAGCCAAGTTGTAGGCCTTGCGAGCACCACCAACTTGATCAACAAGGGCGTTTTCTTTTACGCCACTTGGTACGAGTTGTGAGTAAACCGATTGCACACGCAGCTGCAAATCACCCTGAGTGCACGCCACGGCCAGCGGGCTGATACCGTAATACCGCGCTGAGTCAGCTACTTGCGTGGAAAGCACTCGAGCTTTTGCAGCGCCGTCGAGGTTAGTAGATGATGTGCCACCCGGCACCGGTTGACCACCTGGGTATTTAACGTTTAGAGGCGCGCTAATGCCGAGGGTTAAGTGGCGGCGAATGAACGTGGTCCAGTTACCGTTGCCGTAATCGTAAACGAACTCACGCAACACCGCTTCAACACTGCTGATTCGCACGTACTGACTATTAAAGCCGCTGACCAGTTGATACACATCACCCACTTCGGGCTGTTTAAGGCTGTCATGCTGGATGCAGGTCAGTGCACGTTGGCCAGCGAACTGATCGCCGAGCAAATCAAAGTTGGCAGCAGTGCTTGGCACAACATAGCCCTCGATGAAGTTCCGCGCTTCTTCACGCTCATCGGTTTGGCTGCCCGTGTTGAACATCAGCGCATGCACCAGATCATCACCCGGCTTGCGCGTGACGATACAGTGCGCACCTAGGTAGCGATCTTGGTTTTGCGTGACGACGCCAGCAAACACTTTGCGCAGATTGATGCGACCTAGCGTGCGGTCGAGGCGTGAAATATCGGGGAATAGGTTATTGATTTCGTTATCAACGATGGCCTCACCCGTGGCGCGCCCACCGCCGTCGGCTTCATCGGTTAAGCGTTGGCTCTTGAGCAGCTTTACATCATCTACTGTGATCGTCATGGCTTTTCTCTAGTCATAAAAAAACCCGCACGCGGCGGGTTCTTGGTCAATGTTTAGCGCTAAGGCGCTGGCGGTGCTTCTGCTGGTGGCTCAACTGTTAGTAAGCGGACGGTGATTTCATACAGTGCATCGAGGCTGGGGTTTACCTTCCGCTCTATGGGTACGCACTGCAGCGGTGCGCCTGCTTCGTGATTGAATATCACGCTAAACTCTCGACCGTCAGGCAGCGTGATCGGCATGATCCGACCGAACTGGTCGCGTAGAACTTCAAGTGCGCGCACAGTTTCGAGCGTGGTCCAGACACCGCCATTACTGGCCAGCGTGATTGGTCGACCGTAGATTTTGTGGCCACCTTGCACCAGCAGTTGGCCACCTAGCGAGCGCTCAGACTCTTGCTCAACTACTGACCATTCAAACTCATCCGTCCATTCAAACTGGTCATCCAGCTCCAGGCTATCTAGCTGCATCACAAACTCCTTAATCCGGCCTGCTCTAATATGCTCAGCAATGCGGCTTCATCGCCGGCACTGCCCACGCCAACATCAACACTTTGGCCGCCCAATTGCAGCTTGATCACTTTAGTTGGCTCCTGCTTTTGAGTGACTGGAGCCTTGGCCGTTGCAGTTTTATCGGCCTCGGCCTTGGCGTCTTCTGCTTTTTTGTTACGTGCGGCGCGCTCACGCTCTGACTCAATCTCACTCAGTGTGCTAAGCGCTTGCTGTAGATTGCGAACGGCACGATCGTCACCGTCTTTGCGTGCGTCTGCGAGTTGCGATTGCAGATCACGACGCCGTGAATCCATCTTTGATTTCTCGATTTCTTCTTGCGTGCCTTGCAGCTGCAGCAGTTCATCGTTGAGCGACTGCAGTGTTGATTTTGTGCTGTCAGCCAGTTGATCCATCTTTTGTTTTGCGGCTTCGACTGCGCCCTCGAGGGCGCTGAGGTCGGAGTCATCGAGCAAACCGAATCGCTCACGTGCACTTGCTGCGGCATCAGCAAAAGCTTTTGTGCTGATCGTTCCTTGCTCATAACTTCTTTGTAACTGCTGAAGTGCAAACTTTTGGCTCAGGTAGCTTTGCTTAACCTTTTCGCCGCGCTCCAGCGTTTCCATTGCCCAGATACCAAAGCCGCTGGCACGCGACCCCATCGCACCGAGCTCTTGCTGGTACATCGCCACAGCTTCGCGGGATTTATTAAACGACTCTGTAGTTTTCTCCAGGCTGGACGTATCAAACGATGGCTCTGCTTTGCTGATACCTTGCAGCGAATCAAAAGCATCAAGCGCTGCAGCTGACATTTCAGCCAGCGGCGTGCGGACGCGACCTAGAATTTCATCGAAGAAGTTAAGGCCGGCTCCCGCTTCCTCTGCAGCAGTACCAACATCACTAATTGCCGCACCAGCGCTACCAGCAGATCCCGCAGTTTCTTTCAGCGCTTTGCCCTGCTCTTTAACAGCTGCAGTGCTGGACTCGGCCTTTGCTTTTAACTCAGCAACTTTTTCGTTTAACTTCTCTTGCGCTTTAGCATGCTCCTTAGCATCAATCTTGCCCTCTTTATACAGCTTGTCGAGCGCAGCTTTGGCAACACGCACATCAATATCGTTTGCCGCCTTGCCAATAGCTTCCATGATGCCGTTAAGCGACTTTAAGTCTTTAGCGGCTGACGTTGATGCGGTACCAAGACTTTTGATCTTGCCGTTTAAAGTGCCCGTGCCCTGCTCAAATTCCTGCTGGCTAATTCGGCCCTCTTGGTAGGCTTTGAGCAGTGCGGTGCGTAGCTTTTCTAGCTCTGCGACTGACTCTGTGGCATCGATAACGTTAAGAGCATCGGCGAGGTCTTCAAGATTGCGGCGGCCTTCTACTGCAGCAAGTCGTCCCGCTTCGATTTCCGCATCGAACATTGCGGTGACAGCTTTTGATGTGTCAGCGTGCGCCTTTTGCTTTGCAAGCTCTGCTGCGGCTACCGCATCCACTTCTTTTTGCTTTGCATCTACTGCAGCGTTTGCAGTGGTTTCCCAAGATGCGCGAATGTCAGCACCGTCTTGCTCGATCTGTTCAACTAACCCCTCGGTTAGACCGTTGACCGCCTCTCTAGCACTTTGAAGCGATGCTTTGAGCTTCTCACCGCCAAACGCATCAGCAAGCTTCTCAGCGCCCAGAAAAATCAAATTAAGTTGCTGCAGCCAAATAATACCGAAAGCACTAAGGCCAGCTGTAAGACCATTAAAGAGCGTTCTAAACGGCGCAATAAATAGCTGGATGCGCTGCATTGCATCATCAATGTTCTGGCTGAAGTTGTTGAGCCAATCAGTGCTGTCTTGAGTCAGTGTCTTGAAATCTACTGCAGCCAGAGAACGAATGAACGCCTCGACCTTTTCAACACCAACTTCAAAGGCACTACTGATAGACATGGCCAAAGCATCAAGCGTGCCGTCGGCTTCTAGATCAGTGAGCACATCACTGAAAGCTTGCATCTTGTTTTTAACTAGATCGAAGCTTCCAGACTTTGCGATCTTTTCCTGGAAGTCACTAAACGTATCAGTGATGCCTTTCCAGATACCTTTAAACGTACCGTAGCGTGCCGCTGCAGCAGAGCCTCCGTAGCTCTCCGCTAGCATATCCATGATGATGGCTTGTGCTTCTGCGGTCCGGCCTGTGTCCTCTAACTGTTTAAGGAGAGTTTTCTGGCTTTCTTCAAGCTTAAATCCTTGACGACCAAGCGCAACCATCGCTTTAGATGGGTCCTGCAACGCTTTACCAACCAGCTCAGCTGACTGGGTGATACTGATACCGAGGCGCTGCTGCTGGTCAATCGCGACTTGCAGTGCGCGCGGAAACTCTTCTTTAGCAATGTCGGTATAGGTCAGCAGCGCAACCTGCATTTCAGTGATCTGCTCAGTGCTGAGCATCGAGGTTTTACGCATCTCCAAACCCATGCGCTGCAGCTCATCGGCAGTGATACCGATGGCACCCTCGGTGCTGGCCAACGCTGCATTGAGCTGTGCAAGCACTTGCTCGGACTCGCTAGCACTTGCGAAGACTGATTTAAAACCACTAGCAACAAAGTCAGTCACACCGCGCACGGCGCTCATGGCTGCCTTGAGCGATATGTATGCAGCGGCATAACCAAGCACGCGCTTCTCTGTGGACTTTAGCGCTTCACGCAAACTCGTTGTTCTAGAGGTTTGCTCGGCGGCTGATCGCGCAGCAGCTGATTGTTCTTTCTGTAAGTCTTTCGTGGCTTTGGCATTGTCAGAGACCGCGCCTTTGGCTTTGTCCAGTTCAGCTGCGAGACGCTTTTCTTCATCGCTAAGTTTGCTGGTGTCGATGCCTGCTTTCTTGGCTTCTTCAGCCATGTCAGCGGTTTTAACCTTTAGCGCATCGAGAGCTTTTTGAGCTTTCTCAGCTTCGCGCTCAGCATCTTTTAACGATTGGCTTAAGCCTTTGCTGTCAGGGTTTTTATTCAGTTCATCCCGCAACTCAACAACCTTGGCTGCTGTGCGATCCGCTGTCTTTTGAGTGCGCTCAGATTCTTTTTCCAAGGCACTAAGCGAGCGCACCATGTTGTTATCATCTTTCGCTTTATCCAGTTCTTCGCGCAGCTTCTCGCCAGAATCACGCAACTCATCGAGCGCCTTTTTACTTTTGTTTGCTTCCGGTGACAGCAGGTCTTTACCGCGCAGAATGACCTGAATTAAACGCTCTTTGATTCCTGCCATGACTTTCTCCGGGCAATAAAAAACCCGCACGGGGCGGGTTTATGTTTACGTTACTAAAAACTGATTACTCTAGAACTCTTGCAATTCGCCATCAGCGTAAAGAATTTTTTTAACTTCAAAGGCCATCCTCAATCCATCAATAGATGTGCCTTTTAGCCTTACATCGTCTTGCATGAACTGGTTGTAACGAATAGACCCCTCCCATAACAACTTATTACCTACCCATCGAGGCTCGCTATCTGACAATTTTACTCGCTTAATGTCATTACCCAGCAAGTCGCTAAGTAAAACAACACCCTCAAAAGCTCTTATTTCACGTCCAGTTATATTCTCAAATGATATTTTTAGCGTGGTATTTTCTGTGTAACCCTCTTCTGAAAATCCTTTATCAAGAAGAATTGCGGTGATTAATTCTTTTTTCTCAACTTCTCTCGACGGAGTTTTTGGGGCATCGTAGGTGCCGACTGGAGCTCTCGCACTGACCGGCGCTGAAGTGCTTACTGACTTTGAGCCTTTGCCAATCCCGGCAATAAACCCAGCTGAAAACATAGTAATTAACGTGACAATGACAGCAATTATAATAAGTGCCGGTATTGCAGCAAACGCCCACTTGACCATAAAAACAACCATGGACCAGAATTTCATCTGTATATCAACAACCACAACGGGCTGCGAACCATTTAAAGTTTGTACTGCTTTTTTACTAGGCGAAGTGCTTATAGTAGACGTTTCCGCTTTTTCTACTTGATTATCAGCGCTGCTCTTTGCTTTAAGATGCGCCATATATTTTGCATAAAAAATGCCGCAGCTTGGACACTGATCTTTATTGTTTGTTTGCTCTGCCATTGTTGGCTCATACTTGCACTTTGGACAACGCATTCCATTTCTCCTTGTGTTTGTCTAAGGAGAATATAGCCCACCAATTAGCAGTGGGCTATATATTCATTGCTGCTAGTTAGCGAACGGCGCTGTACTTCGCGAACTTGGCTAGGCCAGACTCATCAACTGTGTCGTCAACCAGCACGTTTAGCACAACTGGCAACTCTGCGTAGGTGTCTGAAATCAACGCCATTGAGCTAGCAATGTTGAACTTGGCTTTCCAGATGTTGTACTTAAATGGCTTGCCGTCTTGCGCATCGTTAGTACCCAGCAGGCGAACTTCCCACGTTCGGTCATCACCAACTAACAGGTCAACTACATCACCAGCGGCTGGGGTGTAACTGACTTTCAAGCCCGCGGCTGTAACCAGCGCTGATTGCACGCTGAGGCCATGCGGCGTGAGGGTGTAATCCTTGCCAACTTCAAGTGCTGCATCATCTGCGGTTTTTACGGTGATGGTTTCTGAACGGTTAGGTAGGTATTCAAACGCAATGACTTCACCGATGATGCCCGATGTGGCCAGCAGTTCGTCAACAATCGGTGTGATTGGCACTTCGGACTGGGTGCCTCGCAAGGCGCGCGCAATGTTTTCCGGGGAAAGGTCGTACATAGTGAACGCTGCTGTCACTTCGGAAATTTTGGTAGAGCTATTACGGTTACCGCCGCCGCCACGATAGTTTGGCAGGTTACGTGATTCTGTGGTGACGTTGAGTGTGCCGGCTGAGTTGTTACCCACATCATGCCACGGGCGGTCTGCGCCAGTGCCGTGCAAACGAATGGAAATAACGCCTTCTGGGATCATCGACTCATCGTTTTGAATGACTTTAGTCATTGGTGTTCTCCTTGGCAGATTCTTTTTTAGCTTGCATTGCTTGCTTAAGCGTTAGCAGGAAGCCGTGAGTTTTCGCATGTTCAAATTGATCATCGGTGAGCTCTTGCTCACCTTTCTCAACAAGCACAGTTGTATGCCCAGTGGGCCAAACGAATGGCTGGGTTACGGTTACTTTGGGCATTACTGCCTCCGTTAGTAGTTTTGGACGTAGGTGATTTGCAGCGGTAGAACGTGGGCGGCCAGTACTTGGCCCGGTGCCGGTGGCATTGGGGTGTCGCTTAGAAACTGGGCAGTCTGGCAGTTAGCTAAACCAGCGTTGCGGCCTGCCAGTTTGCTTTTAACTGCAAGCCGTGCGGCTCTGAGCAGTGGCGCGAATGCGTAGGTTCGGGTGACTAAGGTCACGTTGAACGTGGTACGTTCGCGCAGCCCGTTTTTACCGACCCGCTCCACTTCGTCTGTTACGCCGGGCTGTATGACAATGAAGCAGTCAGGCAGCGATTCGTCATCTGCATCAATCACGCGCATGACTGAATCTTCGAAGACCAGCGCCCCAAAGTCGGGGACGGTCTGCAGGATTGCAGTCAGCTCATCAAGGATGTGTTGTTGAACGTTTTTCATGCCGAGTTACCGCCAGTTCTAATACGTAGCCATCATCAGAAACAATGTCGTCGATTTTCCAAGTGATGCCTGCGTGGGCAATGCTGCCGTTGCGGTCATAGCTTGGTATGTCGCGGCGATTGATTGAGATGATGTTGATGCGCTCGATCATGTTGCTGGGATGCTCTACGGATTTTTCGAGCGTGACTTTAAAGTCGCTGGCCAGTACTTGACCTGCTCGGTTGTAGAGCGTTGCGGTGCCGTCGTTGAGCATGGCGAAGACGCTACGATCGAGGCGCGCAAGGCGTTCATCAAAGCTTTTCATGGGCGCTCCGGTATGTCTGAATCATCAACAAAGCTATCTGGCCAACCTGCAACGACGCATGAAGCACCGCGCAGGAAGTTACTGTGTTGCATCGACTCCGAATAATCACCGAAGCAGTCTAGCTGCACAGACAATTCGAGCATCTGGCTAGCCAGCGCCCGGAGGCGGCTGGCGAGTTCGGCTTTACTCGGTGGCGTCGTCGTCGGCTGTTGAGCCTGCGTCTGCGTCATGCTCTTCTCCGTCGCCTTCGCCTTCTTCGTCACCGGATGCTGCGGCGGCTTCTTCAGCCGCTTTGGCATCGGCCTTGGCTTGCGCTTTAGCTTCTGCGGCTTTGTCTTTTGCAGTGGCTGCAGGTACCGGGCCGATGATGCCAGCATCCAGTAATTCACTAGCGAACTCGGTTGTGGCTGGGGTGAATAACTCACCCGCCGGGATAAGCGCGTTAGTGTCCTGAATGCTGCCGTGCAGCACCAGGTATGCGATTTTATTCTTGGCCATGCTGACCTCCTTAGTTAAGCGATAACCTTGGCGGTCAGGAATGCATCTGGCTCAAGCAGTGCTGGCAGCGGTGCAGACTGAAGCATTAACCAGCGTGCGCTTGGGTCCTGCTCTTCCCATGTTTTCGGGAAGCGAGCGGCTTCAACCATGCCCGTTTCGATGGCTTGAACGTCTTGGATCGCACCGTATAAGCGTTTGTTTTGCGCTTGGTTGCTGCCCATGATGATTTGGCCATCAGCGATCATTGGTGCTAACTCGCCATCGGCTGGATCGATAAACCATTCGTTGTAAGCGTAGATGTCGATGCCTGGATCATTCAGGAAGCCAAGGTACACAACGCCACCCGGCAAGTTTTGCGGGTTAATCATGCCCATATCAACACGGCGGGTGTTGAGCAACTTGTGCACTGAATCGGATTTCATGAATGCGTCTTGTGCAGAGCCTGACAAAATCACGTGCGTTGGGCGGCGGCCAGAATCTTTAGCGACTAGGCGTGCCCAGCTGCGTAAGTTGCCGATTGGGTCAGCGTTGGCAGTGCCCCACTTCTCAGTCAAGCTTGTGATTTTGTGAGTATTGGCCATTTGGAAGTTGACTTCCATATCCACGCCATCACCAATCACAACCACTTTGCCCGTGCTTAGTGCAGATGCTGCCATCCATTCTTCACGGCGGGTGATCTGGTCGTTAAGTTCGGCCAGGTCTTTACCCAGTTGAATTGCTGCTCGCTCGCCCGGTGTTTGTGTTGCGTATGGGTTTAAGCCTGGTGAACGCTTGAGCAACTGCTCGGCGTTGGTTTCCATTTTCGGCTTGATGTAAGCCGGGGTGATATTGGAGCTGGTGAAACCGTCGCGCTCGATGACTTTACCTTCGCGGCGTGGGCTGACAAACGGTGCCAGCTTGCGGCCACCTTTGACGATGTCCACGTCTACGGTTTTAGTTGGGAACGTTTCTTGTGCAGCGAAAAACGTATTCAGCAAGAAAGTGCTGGGGGTGTGGATTTGCTCAACGGCTGCGAGCATGGTGCGAGTGTCAAAAATATCCATTGTGTGCGCTCCTTAGCGTACTGATTTAAAGGACTTGCGGTGCTTAGCGCACGAAGATTGATAAGGGGCGCAATGCGGCTTTTACGCTTTCGAGCGTATGGCCTGTGCCGATTTGTAGCTGGCTGCCCAGCACTTCGCCGGTTAGGCGCACGATGCCGACGGCTTTTGCGTCTGTGGTGGTGATGGCTTCAGCGCAGATAACAGTTGGCACCTTCGAGGTGTCTTCTGCTGCAGCAAGGCTGAGTACGTAGTCGCCGGCGGCATCTTTACCGAGGACCGAGCCGACTTTGAGGTTTTGATTTAGACCGATGGTGACGGCGTCAGTAACAACGGGGAAATCGCCAGCGCTAAGTTGCTCTGGGATATAGGTTTGTACTACTGGGTTAGTGGCGGCCATGTTGAGGCTCCTGTGTTTACGCGGGATTGGTTAACGCGCTGGGTTATTTAACGCCGGCGCCTTTGAGCATTAGGCCAACTAAGCCGGTGCGTTTTTCAGCGACTTTGTCATCATCACTGGCGGGTGACTGGTGCTCAGTGCTGGTTGAATCGCTTTTAATGCCAGACAAGCTGATGCCGCGCTCTTTGCTGGCCGTCAGGATGGCCATGGCTGCAGTTTCTGCGCTGTCGCCGTTTTCGATGGCGGCATCAATTTCGGCTTGGAACTCAGGGCCGGCTAATTGGGTGATTGCGGTGACACGCGCACGCTCTTCTTTTGCCGCAGCTGCTTTAATTTCAGTGTGGTCAAAGCTTTCAAGCGTTACCGGTGCAGGTGCTTCAATTACGATGTCTTGCGCGTCGGTGCCTACAGCCAGTGCGGCGTGCAGTTCTGCTGTGGTTTTTACGACTGTCTTAGTCATAGTGGTTGGTCTCCAAGGGTTGGTTGGTTGTTGCGTTGTCGAAAGCTCAGTGATGAGCGATTCAAGCGAGCCGAGCCGATGGGCCAAGCCATGAGTAACGGCATCTGCACCAACGCGAATGCCGCCAAGGTCGCCCATTACGGGGATTTGCTCAGGTTCTACACCGAGGTGCAGAGCCACTTTTTGTTGGAATACGCTGCCCAGTGAGTCCACCATCTCACCGAGCTTGGCGCGGCCTGCTTCGGTGGTGAGGTCTGGGCGTTTGTTTGGTGCGTTGCTGCTGACGATTTCGTACGTGGTGCTGCCGTCGGCTGTTTTGTCGAGCTTGACGGTCAGTGCTGCACCGATGCTGCCTGCCATGCCGATGTCATCAATTACGATTTCATGCGCTGCGCTGGCGATCCAGTAAGCAGCACTGGCACCGGTGCCGCCCACGTAGGCGACAATCTTTTTCTTGGCGCGGCCTTGGTAGATCAGGTTGGCCAGTTCGTTCATGCCACTGGCGACACCACCGGGGCTATCGATATTCAGCACAATGCTTTTGATGCTGGGATCATCGAGCGCGGTCTGAATGTCGGTGGCCAGCACTTCGGTGCTGGTTGCACCGCTGATTCGCGTCATCAAATTGGCGTAGCGAAAGATCGGGCCAGTTACGGGGATCACTGCGACACCGTTGCGATTGGTGACTGTGTGGGTGTGTTCGAGCTGTTTGCCAAGTCTGGTTTCCAGCGCCTCAACATCGTTTGAGCGCGCGGCGATGCTTAGGATGTTGTCCAGGGCATCGGGTAAAATCAGCCATGTTTGTGAGGCTGCTAATTCAAATGCGCTCATTCGTCACCTGTTTTTTTAATGTCGGTTTCAGGTACTTGGTTTTTCGGTACCGAGTAAATGCCGTCAGCCTTGCGCTGGTTGATCTCGATCAGGCGCTGAGCGTAGATATCTGCCCAAGGCTCGCCGCTCATTGCTGCAGCTTCCATGGCTTCGTTGCTGACGCCGATGTCGATGCGCTTGCCTGCCGCGTTGGCTTCTTTGAGTTCATCAATGGCACCACGCGCTGGGCCGATCCATAAAGCGTTAAGGTATGCGCGGCGTTTGGCTGGTTCGTTGTAGCCGGGCAAGCTGATCATTCCACGAGCAACCGCTTCATCAATCACCAGTGCGCGGGTCGGTTGGCAGAAGTCACTGACCAACCACCAGCGGCGTTGGCTGTAGAAACGCCACGCTTGCAGCATTGCGGCACGTGCGGCTGAATAGCTGCTGTCGTAGTGCAGCATCAACTCTTCTTTAGGGATTTCTAAAGCAGCGCCGATTTGCGTAACGAATGCGGTGAAGTACGGATCAAACTGTGAGTTGGCTCTAGCTGGGTTAGCAACGTTGGCTTTCTCACCTTTGCCTAGATCGACGATGGCGCCTTCACCAAGACTGATATTTGCATCTTCACCACCGTCATCTGGTACATCGGAACCCATCAGGCTCATGGCCGTCATGGGTTCTTCGTAGGCCTCGGTCTTTTCGATAAATACAGTAAAGAATGCGCTGAGTACTGCGCCCATTAATTCTGCTGAGCTGTAGCGCTCAAGCTTTTGTAGTGGCTCCAGTACTGGGGCGAGGAATGGCGCGCCGCGTTTTTGGCCGGGGCGCTCCTTTTCATTCATGATGTGCAGGGTGCGGCGGCGGCCAGTCTCTTTGCCGAATGCATCCAGTGCATGCCATTTGCGGGTGATGCTGGCAAAGGTGCGGCCATGTTTGTAATCGCTGGCCACGTGGTAACGAACAGGCGCGCCGTGCTGATCAAACTCGATGCCATCAACCATACGGTCAGTGTCTGGCGCATCGTTTGGGTTGCTGACTCGGTCACCTTCAAAGGCTTGCAAGCGGGTGCCAAACAGTGCGCCGGTGCGCTCGATATAAGGGGTTGCGACAAACACATCACCGCTGACCAGCGCGGTAATTAATACCAGCGCCTGCATTTGGTAATGATTGAGCGTTGCTTCAGCGTCACACTCTCTAGGATCGAGAGCGTACAGTTCCCAGATACGATTGAGCTGCACATCAAGCTCTGCGCCTTTTTCTGGACTGATGCCTAATGCGGCCGCATCAACTTGGGCGTAACACACTAAGCCAGTGCCCACTACGCTGGTACGCAAGCGCATCACTGCAGCACGGGCTAGCAAGTGGTTACGCATGGCATCGCGTGAACGGGCGATTAAGGTTTCGCGTTCACCAAGCGGCAGGTCAGCAGCTGGGCTTCTTAAGCCAGGTATCCAGCTGACCATCGAGCGCAGTACTCTGGATGCGCCGCGATAACGTGTCTCTACCCCACCGCCACCGCCTTGGGCAGTTGGCTGGCCTGTTTGGCTGGCGTACTGCATGGCCGCATCTAGCAGCTTGGTTTGTACGGATTCGGCGATTTCTTTATTCATTAAATCACCCCGTAGTAAACGCGATTGCGTGGTTTGCGCTGGGCGCTTTTGGCTTCTGCTGCAGCCGTTTGCATGTACTGTTTTTCAAGCATCCGCAGGCTGGCCAACTCAGCAAGTTTGAGTACGCGGCCATCTTTTTGAATCGACTGACCAAATGTCAGCACCTCATTAATTGCGGCGCGAACATCGGCCAACCGTTTTTCTGCTGTTGGCATGTTGGTCTCCTGGTTAGATGCCGCTGCTGCGTGAGCCTCGGCGGCGGGTTGCTTTTGCTGCGCGTGCAGGTATCTGGGCAACGGGTTCTTTTGGGCTGCTGAATAAGTTCGGCTGCATGATTTGCTGCTCGAGCGCGTCCCACTCATGGTCTTTGAGCAAGTGCGTTTTGAGTGATCGAGCGGCGTGCAAGGCGTAAACCTCGCAGTCCAATGCTTCGTTGCGTCTGCCTGATTTGAGCTGCCACACCATGCGGCTTGGGTTGCGCGGGTGCGGGGCCAAGACTTCGTTGGTGAGCTGCTCAAAGTAGTCAGGCCGAATATCTTGATACCAGTGCATACGTCCGGGGCCGGTACCCATTAAGCGCAGGCGCTGGTCGATCAGCGTTTTGGCTTTGTGCGTGCCAACGATGTTGACGCGCAGACCGTACTTGGCAGCTTTGGATTTGTTAGCGCGGCTGGCATCAATGGATTGCGGTGGGCGCGTGTAAATCTCACGCTCACGGCTGTCGATCGATGCACCTTTGATCGCCAATATCCCGAACTTCTGCCGGGTACGCACGTAGCTATAAACCGAGTCACTGGTCTGTCCGTCCGAGCTATCCAGTGATGCAGCACTGACACCCAATACTGCGTTGTTTGAAGTTGGAATCGGCGTGGCGAGCAGCTTATCCAGCTCAGTCCAAACGGGGTCTTTAATGTCTTTGATATCGCCGTGCAGTTCATTCCAATACAAACGCCACGACTCTTCACCACGCCCCCAGCCGACAATCACAATCGCAATCCGGTCGTGCTGGAAGTCGAGGCCAGCTGTAATGAGCAGCACACCATCGGGCGCGGTCATTTCTGCGTAGCATTTGGCGCGTTCTTTTAGTTCATCAACTGCCGGTGCATCGCTTTGGTATTCGTATGACTCGCCTTTCGATGAGTTGACGAACGCAATCATGGGGCCAATGTTGCCCATGTCTGCTGCGCGTTGTGCCTGCAGTTTCTTTTCGATCAGAACTTCAAAGCGCGAACCATAGAACGTGGCGTACAACTCATTGATGTAGTAGCCAGCAATGCCGCGAAACTCGGCAGTGGCAACCCATCGACCGTGCTTTAGGTTTGCGTTTTTTTGGTTGTCATCCCAGATTGAGCCGCAGTGCGGGCAGCTGTAAAAGGCTGTTTCTGGTCGGTGTGAGCCGTACACTTCGTGATTGATTGTTGGATCTTCATCGCAGTGCAGGTTGTCAAAATTTAAAGCGTGCGATTGGCCGCAGTCATGGCATGGCACCAGGCCGCGACGTTTATCCGACAGTTCCATTTCAGCTTCAATGGATGACAGGCCTTTGAGTGTTGGTGTGCCACCGATGATGATCTTTGGCCGACGGAACGTTTTAAGACGCTCTTTGGCCAGTTTGATACTGTCACCTTGGCCGCGCAGGTTGAGGTTACAGTCATCTGGCTCTTCAATAATTACGCGGC